TAGAAGGATTGGTTGCGGTTGAGAGTTGGATTGTAGAAGATTTAGAAAAAGACAAGTCAAGAGCTTACGGTATGGAAGTACCATTGGGAACTTGGATGTTATCAATGAAGGTACTAAATGATGAGGTTTGGACTGACTACGTTAAAACTGGAAAAGTAAAAGGTTTTAGCATTGAGGGTTATTTTGCAGACAGATTAGAAAGACCTAACGAACCAAACGAGTTATCAGCTTGGGAGGACGAAGAAGCAGAGTACTTAGTGCAAGAACTCACGGCAACTTTGTCGGGTCAAGAACTAGAATCGTATGCTGATTATCCCGATGCGGTAAGCAACAATGCAAAACGAGGTATTGAATACAACGAAAAGGTAAATAATAAGTGTGCTACGCAGGTGGGCAAGGTAAGAGCGCAACAACTTGCAAAAGGCGAAGCGGTTACGGTTGAAACAATCAAAAGAATGTTTAGTTACCTAAGTAGAGCGCAAGAATATTACGATGAAGGCAACAACGAAGCGTGTGGTACTATCTCTTATTTGTTGTGGGGTGGTAAGGCAGGTCTTAGATGGGCAGGAAGCAAATTACGAGAACTGGACTTACTAGAAACGGACTTAAAAGAGCCTTGTCAAGCAGGATATGAAATGATAGGCTTTAAAATGAAGAACGGTAAACGAGTACCTAATTGCGCACCTATCCAATGAGAGAATATAACGAAAAAGCACCAAGTCCAAAGAGCGACAAGCGAGGTTGTTTGTGTGAAGACGGCAAAACATATAGCAGAAAGTGTTGCGATGGAAGTTTTCAAGCACAAGGTATTGGTAGTATAACAAAAGACCCAAGTTAAAAACACAACAAAGTAAACTACAACTTATTATATAACTATAAAATACATTATGAAACCACAACAACAAAAAATACTAGCACAGTTAGGTAAGGAGAATCAAAAGAAAGCAGAAGAAAAACTTGAAAAGGTTGATTTAGCTATGAATCCATCTCAACTTCTAAAATACATTGATAAAATGGATGCCGACTTAAAAAAAAGTGAGCAAAAAATAGAAAAATCATTTACACAATACAAAAAGGCTTATAATCAATGGAAAACAACTTTAGATGACATTTCAGATAGATTTGTCAAAGGAGGTACTGAATTTGGACAAATAGTTAAAAAACTTAATGAATTGGGTGTTAAACCAAATAATTCTCCCGAATTAGTTAAGGCAAATGAACGTTTAGAAAAGGTGAGAGCTTTATTTACCAATTTAGATAGCCTCTATCAAGAGCCAAAATAAAAAACCTAACAACCGCATAATTAAATTATTGTAATATATATGAAAGCACAAGAAGTACTTAGAAAAGCAAAAGAACTTCTTTCTATCGACACAGAGGTAGAAAAGGTTGAAATGGCACAAGCTACTCTTGAAAACGGAACTGTTATCGAAGCCGAATCAATGGCAGAAGGACAAGAGGTTTTCATCGTCACAGAGGACGAGAAGGTAGCCTTACCAGTAGGCGAGTATACTTTAGAAGATGGCACTATTTTAAAAGTGGAGGAAGAAGGTATTATTGCATCTATTGGAGAAGCGGAAGCTGAAACAGAAGAACCTGCCGAAGAAGAATTGGCAGAGGAAGAAGAAATGGGTTACGCTACTAAAGAAGAACTAGCCGAAGTAAAATCAATGATTGAAGAAATTAAAGCAATGATTGGTGAGAAAGAGGAAATGAGTTCCGAAGAAGTAGAAACACCTGCGGAAGTTGAGGAAAAGGTAGAAGAACTATCTGCGGTTGAGAAAATCAATCACAACCCCGAAGCTAAAACTGAAAGACAAATCAATTTGTACGCAAACAAAGCACCACAAACCACAATGGACAGAGTGCTAAGACAAGTTAGTAAATTTAAAAACGCATAATTAAATAAAAAATGGCAACAACAACTTCAATCACTACAACTTACGCTGGGGAAGCTGCTGGACAGTATATTTCTCCTGCTTTGTTAAGCGGTTCAACTATCGCTAATGGCGGTGTTACCGTAAAACCAAATGTAAAGTTTAAAGAAGTAATCAAGAAATTATCTACGGATGCAATCGTAAAAGATGCAACTTGTGATTTTGATGCGACTTCTACTATTACAATGACAGAAAGAATCTTACAACCTGAGTTCCAACAAGTGAACTTACAACTTTGTAAGAAAGACTTCATCAACGACTGGGAAGCTATCTCAATGGGATATTCTGCACACCACGATTTACCACCTTCTTTCTCTGATTACCTTATCAGCTACGTTGCTGCTAAAGTAGCAGACCGTACGGAGCGTTCATTATGGGCAGGAGATACTTCTAACAACGGACAGTTCAACGGAATTACTTCTATTGTAGCTGCCGATGCTGCACTTCCTGCCGCGCAAGAGATTGCAGGTACTACTGTAAATGCTGGAAACGTAATCGCTGAATTAGGAAGCATTGTAGATGCTATTCCTTCTACACTCTACGGAGAAGAAGATATGTTTATCTATGTATCACAAAACATCGCTCGTTCCTATGTGCGTAGTTTAGGTGGGTTTGGTGCTTCAGGATTAGGAGCAGCAGGTACAAACGACCAAGGTACTCAATGGTGGAACAACGGAAGCCTTAGCTTTGACGGAGTAAAACTATTTGTAGCTAACGGTCTTGGTGACAACGATGCTATTGCAACTACTAAGAGCAATTTATTCTTCGGCACGGGCTTGATGGCTGATTCTCAGGAAGTTAAGGTTTTGGATATGGCTGACCTAGACGGTTCTGACAACGTCCGTGTAGTAATGCGATTTACCGCAGGATGTCAAGTGGGAGTTATAGAAGACGTAGTTAGTTACGGAATTGTAAACTCTGCAAACTAAGAGTAAACTAAATTAACCAAAGAGGGTAGGTGGTAAATAATCTGCCTACCCTTTTTTAATACAAAAAAATATGGCTTGTGATTTAACACGAGGTAGAAAAGAACCCTGCAAGGACGTAGTAGGTGGTATTAAAGCGGTATATTTCTTGGATTACGGAGATGTCACTATTGCTTACGATACAACTGATACAGACGTTATTGACGATTTGGGTACTGTAACTGCCTACAAATACGAATTAAAGGGGAACAGTAGCTTTGAACAAGCTATCACCTCATCAAGAGAAAATGGTACTACATTCTTTGACCAAACTTTAAATATCACCTTGAAAAAGTTGACTAAAGAGGACAACAAAGAATTAAAGTTGATGTCTTATGGCAGACCTCACATTGTAGTACACGATTACAACGGTAACGCATTTCTAATGGGTGCGGAACACGGTGCAGAGGTAACTGGAGGAACGATTGTTACTGGTGCAGCAATGGGAGATTTAAGTGGATATACACTTACCCTAAGCGCACAAGAGCAACAACCTGCTAACTTCTTAGAAGGTGCTACCGAAGCTAACCCATTTGCAGGACTTACTGGTACTGTAACGGTAACGGAAGGTACTAATTCATAATAGGATTTGACTTAGGATAAAGAGGGGGCAGCAATGCCCCTTTTTTTTGCTTTAGATTTAACAAAACAAAACATATTTTATTGTATATATATGATTGTTTTACAAAACACGAGCGACAACCAAACTTTTAATTTTATACCGCGTTCATATACGCAGGGTACAACATATACGATTAAAATAACGAATGAAACTACCAATACAGAAGTTTATAATCAAACATCCACATCCTTTGTTTCTGTTGATTATTATTATCAGCATAGCGACACTTTTAGTCTAGTAGAGGACACAATGTATAATATAGAAATAACGGCAGGAAGCGAACTAATATTTAGAGATAAAATATTTTGTACAAATCAAACCGTAGCTACTTACTCTGTAAACAATAACGCATACACAGAGAATAGCGATGACAACGATTTTATAGTTTTATAATATGGAAAACTTACACATAGTTAATTTATCTTCTTATAACAGACCCAAAGTACAAGAGGACAAGAAAAAGAAATGGGTAGCCTACGGAGATAACAACAACTACTATCAATACCTCATAGACCTATACACCAATAGCACAACAAATAATGCTATTATAAACGGTGTGTCTAATATGATATATGGCAAGGGATTGGATGCCTTAGATAGTAGCACAAAAACAAATGAGTACGCTGCATTGCGTTCTATATTCCACAACAAGTGTTTAAAAAAGGTTTCTCTTGACCTTAAAATGTTAGGTGAAGCATCTTTTCAAGTTTTATACAAAGACGGCAGAGTAGTAAAAGCCGAACACTTCCCAAGACAAACACTACGAGCAGAAAAATGCAATGACGATGGAGAGGTAGAAGCATACTACTATCACCCTAATTGGGAAAAGGCAAAGCCTAGCGATAAGCCTAAAAGAATTGCAGCATTTGGTTTTGGTAACGGCAAAGAACCCGAAGTAGAAATAATCAAAAAGTATGTAAGCGGATACGATTACTATTGCCCAGTAGATTATCAAGGTGGTTTGGCTTATGCAGAACTAGAATCAGAAGTAGCGGATTACCTTATAAACGATGTACAGAATGGATTTAGCGGTACGAAGGTTGTAAACTTCAATAATGGCGTTCCCGATAGAGAAAAACAACTAAGCATCAAGAACGATGTGATGCACAAACTTACTGGTGCAAGAGGTGAAAAGGTAATCATAGCATTTAACAACAACGCAGAAAGTAAAACAACTATTGACGATGTACCGTTAAACGATGCACCTGCACACTACGAGTATCTAGCGAATGAATGTTCTACAAAATTGATGGTTGCACACCGTGTTACTTCACCATTGCTTTTGGGTATTAGAGATGGGGGTAATGGGCTAGGGAATAATGCAGACGAAATTAGAACTGCTTCGTTACTATTCCAAAACGTAACTATTAAGCCTTATCAAGACCTTATAATCGATTCTATTGACCAAATACTAGCAGTCAATGGTATTAGTCTAAAATTATATTTCAAGACGTTACAACCGCTAGAATTCATTGAAACGGATAACGCGATAACAGACGAAGCACGAGAAGAAGAAACTGGTGTGAAGTTAGCAAAGCAAGAATCGTTTGATGACGATAAAATGTTTGATTTGTTGGACGAGTTTGGCGAAGAAGAAAACCTTGATGAATGGGAGTTGGTAGATGAAAGAGAAGTAGACTACGACCAAGAAGAAACGCTTGATAAAATGATTGGACTGGCTTCTACTGGTTCTGCAAGACCTAACGCAAATAGTGAGCAGGATGGAGAGGCAGAAGAAGTAAAATTTAAAGTACGTTACCAATATGCACCATTAAAGGTTGCCGCAAATAGTAGAGAGTTTTGCAAAAAGATGGTATCAGCTAAAAAAATATACCGCAAAGAGGACATAATGCAAATGAGCGCGAAAGCGGTAAATGCAGGTTGGGGATTAGCAGGAGCAGACACATACGATATATGGCTTTACAAAGGCGGTGGCGGATGTCACCATTTTTGGATGCGTAAGACCTATATGGCAAAAGGTGTAAAACCCGATGCTACAAACCCAAATGCAGAGGTTAGCGTAAACAAAGCAAAAAAGGAAGGGTTCAAGCCCGAAGTAAACGACAAGAAAGTGGCAATGCGACCAAAGGATATGCCGAATAAAGGATTTGTAAATAAGTAAGAAATGGCAGAAGCACTATTAGTTACTAGAAAAGATATTGTAAAGTTCACCGCTATGAATGGCAATGTGGACACAGACAAGTTTATACAGTACATAAAAATTTCCCAAGACAAGCATATTGAAAACTACTTAGGTACAGACCTAATGGACAAGATACAAGCTGATATAATTGCTAGTACTTTAAGTGGGGACTACCTAGCCTTAGTGAATGAATGGATAAAGCCTTGTTTGATACATTGGGCAATGGTTGAGTACTTACCTTTTGCCAACTTCACAATAGCTAATAAGGGCGTTTTTAAGCACACTTCGGAGAACGCTGAAGGGGTAACGAAGGAGGAGATAGATTACCTGCTAGAAAAGGAGCGTAACACGGCACAATACTACACCGATAGGTTGATTGACTATTTAAGTTTTAATGCAGGCAGCAAGTTCCCCGAATACTACACAAATAACAACGAGGATGTATATCCCGATAAAGACATATTTGGTGGATGGGTAATATAAAAAAGAAATACAAACCTAAACAACAAAACGTAATTAAGTTGAGAGAATACCTCCAAAACTTAAATAACAAAACAATAAAAAAAGTATTGTATTAATATGGCTTATGGTAGTATATACAAAGACAGTTGGTTTGGTAATGCTAATGAAGCAAACTACTGGGGTATAGTTTACCCTTCCGATGCAGATGGTTCGTTAATTACCGTTGATGTGATTGGTATAAAAACAGACACAACGTCAATAAAAGCAAGTGCAACAGAATATTAAATGATAAAAAATGGCTAAACAAACAGTAGGAATAGGATCTGCGGCTAACGATGGTACTGGCGATCCTTTAAGAACGGCTTTTGATAAGGTAAACGATAACTTTGATGAGGTTTATGGTAATAACTTTGTCACAAATGCAAGGTTAAATAATGGGTCTGTCAATATTGATAAGCTCAGTACGACTGTTGTAGTGACGGAGAGTGAAGGTATTAGTTCTAACGATAATGATACTTCTTTACCTACTTCATCGGCAGTAAAAGATTATGTAGATACAGAGATTAATGCACTTACGGCAGCCGATGTTGGTTTAGGAACTACGGATCACGCACAATTTCATTGTTTAGGTATAGGTGAAGCAGCTTCAACCGTTAATGGGCAAATTGATGCAACAAACGTATATGCAGATAATATTGGAAAGGACTCAAATGACTACATATCTTGGACTGATAATACACAATTAGACTTTTATGTAAACGGTAGCAACGAAATGAGGCTAGAGTCTGATGGTGATTTGCACGTTGATGGAGATGTCATTGCAGCTTCTACGACCGTAGCGTCTGATGAGAAGTTAAAAGACAATATCACAAAGTACGAAAACGCACTTGACACCATAAACGCTATCAAAGGCGTATCATTTGATTGGAAGCGTAATGGCAAGAAGAGTGGTGGTGTTATAGCACAAGACGTACAAAAGGTATTACCCGAATTAGTAAAAGAGGTTAAAGACTTGGATGGCGATGACACACACTTAACGGTAGATTATAACGCTATCATTGGTGTATTAGTGGAAGCAGTTAAAGAATTAAGCGAACAACTTAGTAAAAAGTAATGTAATATGCCTATAACAAGTTCGGGTGAAATTGCCCTCATTGCAAATATTGAAGCAGAGTTTGACCAAACAGGAACGGAAGATATTTCTCTAGTACAAGCTGCCACAGATGCAGGTGTTTCTCCTAATATGTTTAGTTTTTATGGTGCGAGTGATGTAGCGGTAGGAGCTGTTACAACAAATTCAGCTTCATCCGTAGGCGCTTCGTCTATGGTATTGAATGGTAATGTTACTAATACAGGTGGAGGATCTATTACAAGCCACGGTTTTTATTTTGGCACAAGTTCTACTTATTCAAATAACACAAAAATAGATTTAGGTGCTAAAGCATCAACTGGAACATTTAATAATACAAGAACAGGTCTTGGTTCAACAACGACATATTATATTACCGCTTTCGTTGTTAATGGCGCAGGGGAATCGGTAGGTGCAACAGTTTCTGCAGCTACAACTTGGCAGCCAATATATGCTAATATGACAGCAAACGCTCTTGCAACATTTACTGGATATAGCTCATTGAATATTGGTGTTTACCACGATACAGCTTATTCAGGTTCAATAACTACATATAATAGTTGGTATAATGGCGCAAATTCAGGTTCTAATTATACAGTTCCAACGGCTACAAACGCAAATAACTTAGCTTTCAACTATATGTCAACTTCTAATGGTTCTTATAATAAATACACTCAACTTACGCTTGTAAGACAAGGCAGTAGGACTTTTTCAAACGTTGTGCCACATATTAGGTATAACCCAGGAGGAGCTTATGTTTCTGCATCTTCTACAAGTTCAACGCAGCCATATTGTAGATCATATCACCCACAATCAGCGGGTTGGGCATATTTATCTAGTGCAGCT